GGACGAGGGCCTCTTAGCTCCCTATGCAGTTGGCGAGATTAACTTACAGGTTCGCTATCAGATCATGTAAGCAAACCGTGTTCACAAGGTCTAATACAGATAAACGTCTAGTAGTGACTGCTGGAACACCTCTTGAGAGGATAAAAACATGAGTTTTAATTTAATTCGTAATAGTAGAGTTTTCTTTACTACTGCTGTAGGTTCGACTAGTGGACAAGTAAATCTTACTGGTAGTGCAATTGCTAGTGGAGTTCACGCAGCTAGTGCAATGACTAGCTCAAATACTTGGGAATTGCAAGTACTAGATGGGTTCGGCTTTAGTCAAAATACTACTAGTGAAACTGTAACGCTTAATGAAAGTGGTGCAACACCTGTTCGTGGTCAGCGTACATTTAACACGCAGCTAGATCCTGTTGATTTTAACATGACTACTTATATGCGTCCATATAAATCTAGTACTACTACAAAAGCTGAAGAAGGTGTATTATGGAACGCACTATTTAGTGCAGGTACTATTGGCGGTGCTAGTGGTGCATGGAAAGATGGCACCTATGATAACCCTGCTGAAGTAACGCTAGATAATAGTGATAAACACCAATTACAAAAATTTGGTTTAATCATTGTTATGGATAGTACAGCATTTGTTATTGATGATTGCGTATTAAACACAGCTACAGTTGATTTTGGTATCGATGCTATTGCTAGTGTTCAATGGGCTGGACAAGCTAAAAGTATTAGACAAGTAACAGCCCCAACATTTAGTGGAACTGACATGACAGGTACAATAGTTGGAGCATTTACAGCTAAAGTAACTACAGCTCCATTTATTGCTAATAAGCTAAGTGTTTGCTCAGTAGAAGCACAAATTAGCCCAGGCAGCATCGGTACTATAACAATTACTAGCGGAGGCACCGGTTATAGTAGTGCACCCGGAGTAACTTTTGCAGCACCATTTACAGCTACAGCATTTAGCAGCGGAGCAACAGTAGCATTAAATGACTATATCTCTAGTGCTGGAAATTACTACAAAGTAATTGATGTTACTGGTACATCTCCTTATACTCTAGGTGCTTCTGCTCCTACTCATTTAAGTGGTGTTGAAACTAGTAACGAGGCTGAATTAGAGTGGGTAGGTAGAATTGCTACAGGTACTGCAACAGTTAGTGGTGGTGCAGTTACCGGTATTGCTATTACCGATAGTGGAGCAGGTTATACTTCGGCCCCAGCAATTACATTTGCTAGTGGTGCTGCGACGGCCACAGCTACATTAAGCAGTAGCTATAGCGTACCACTCACAGGTGGTAATTTAACAATTAGTAACAATGTTAGTTATTTAACACCAGCTATTCTTGGTACAGTTAATCAACCAGCAACATACTTTACTGGTACACGTGCAGTAAGCGGTAGTTTAACAGCTTATTTACGTACTGGTACAGGTACTGGTAGCTTAATGAGTGCCTTGTTAGCTAGCAAAGAAACTGATGTGGCTCCAGCTTATAATATCAATATTAAAGTTGGTGGAACTACTGGTACTTATGTAGAGTTTGATATTCCTGCTGGCGTATTACAAATTCCTACAATTGCTACAGAGCAAGTTGTTTCAACAACGATTAACTTTACTGCAGCTGGTAGTACTGCTGGCAGTTTCGATATTGCTAAAGCCAACGAACTAAATATTAAATATTACGCGTCCTAATAAGTTTTATCAACCGGGGCTAGGTTATCTAGCCCCACTAATTTTATATACACATGGCAGACCTTAGTTTAAAAACCCTATTAGTACCCTCAAAAAGCGTTGAGGTAGAATACCCTGGCATGCCAGGTTTTAAAATTAATTTAAGCTTTCTTAGTCGTGAAACTATAATTAATATACGCAAAAAAGCAACAAAAACAAGTTTTAAAAATCGTCAACCTCAAGAAGAATTAAATGACGAACTTTTCTTACAGCTATATGTAGAACAAGCTGTAAAAGGTTGGACTGGTTTAAAAATACGTTATTTAGAGCAATTAGCCCCAGTAGATGTAAAACATTTAGATCCAGAAGATGAACTAAATTACACTAGTGAAAATGCTCTATACCTAATGAAGAATTCTAGTGATTTTGATAGTTTTGTTAGTGAGCAAGTTGGTGACTTGGGAAACTTTTCTATGAGCAGTACGAAGAATTAGAAAAATTAATAGCTAACTATTTTCAAAATCAGCAAGCTGGTATGACAAAAGAGCAATATTTTGAAATGTGCGAAATGTTGGGCAGTCAACCAGTTGACAGCGAAATACCTGTTGAATTAGATGATTTTCCTGTAGAAGTACAACAAGCATTTTTAGTTTATAGAATGTTACGTGACGAATGGGAAGGCTTTAACGGACTATATCTTGGCAAAAGCTATCAAGGATTAACAGAAATATTACAATATACAGAAGTTGATCATAGCGATAGAAATTTTATAGTTAAAGTTATAAGAACTATAGATAATATTAGGCAAGACCAATACAACAAAAAACGAGAACAAGAACAAAAAGCCCGCGAGTTAAAAAACTAGCGGGCTTTTTTATCGCATCTAATATTTACTATTGACATTTTGTGACCCTTGTGGTATACTTGGTGTAATCTCGCATAAAATATTATGCAGCTAGAAAAATTCACCTGGAGCTGATATGGCAGGTAATAGAATAGATATGGATCTTAGCGTACAGGATCGAGGCAATACAATTAAAGACCGTACAAATGATGCTAAGAAATTAAATGAGCAATTAGAACGCTCGCAAAATTTAATGCGTGGTACAAAAACTGGTTCGCAAGCTATGCGGCGTGCTGGTTTTGATCCAGAAAGTGCTGATGTAGGCAACTATAATCGCGCTCGTGGAGTAACTGGTGGCGGTGGTGCTGCTGGCAGAGACTTTTCAGACCAAGCTCGTGGACTTGGTGGATTAGTTCGCCTATATGCTACTTGGGCCGCTAATATATTTGCTGTAAGCGCTGCTTTTAATGCATTACGTGATGCCATGAGCACTGATATAATGATCAAAGGTTTAGATCAATTAGGCGCTGCAACAGGTACTGCTATGGGCGGTGTTGCTAAGGATTTTGCTCGCGCCAGCGATGGAGCTATTAGTTTTCGTGAATCTATGGAAGCTACTGCTAAAGCATTAAGCAGCGGTATGAGTACTGAACAATTTATGCAGCTTGGTAAAGTTGCCAAAGGTGCAAGTCAGGCTCTTGGATTAAATATGAGTGATGCCGTTAGCAGACTGACTCGCGGTATTACTAAACTAGAGCCAGAATTATTAGACGAATTAGGTATTTTTACTAAAGTAGGCAGAGCTAGTGAAGACTATGCTCGTCAACTTGGCAAAGCAGAAAGTCAATTAACAGATTTTGAACGTCGTCAAGCATTTGCCAATGCTGTACTTAAGGAAGGTACAGATAAATTTGGAGAAATTGCTCAATCTGCTAACCCTTATGATCAATTATTAGCAAGTTTAAAAGATACTGCTCAAAATATTCTTAGTGTAGTAAACAGCATAGTAGGTCCTATTGCCAAATTACTTGCTGATAATACAGCATTAATAGGAGCAGGAATTGCTCTAGCTGCTGCAAAAATAACTAGCCAAGCACTTCCAGAATTATTAAAATGGCGTCAAGCTATTAAAGCCAGTGCTGATGACGCTAAAAAGAAGAGTGAGGATATTAGTTTTGCGTTTGAAGAAGCATTTGCTCTTAGAAAAGTACAGGCTGCAGGTATTCCTGGACTTCGCGAAAACGTAGAAAAAGCTAAAAAAGAGCTTAAAGAAGCACAACAGCAATTAACTGGTGTAACTACCGATAAAAGAACAGCACAGAGTAGCTGGTTTAAGCAGGCCACTACAGAAGATGTATTAAACGAAAAGACTGTTACTAGACTAACTGAGCAGCAACAAAAGTTTGAGCAGGGAAAAACTGCTTCTATGAAAGAGCAAGCTGCAGCTCGCGAAAGATTGTTGCGAGCTAATGAAAATGTTTTAGCAGCTGAAAAGAAATTAGAAGATGTTAGCAAGGGCCTAGATGATAGCATGGAAAGCCGTGCTAGATGGGGTAGTGAGCTATGGCAACGGGAAGAACTAGCATTAAAAGCAAAACGTAAAAGTACAGAACTAGATATACAAAGTCGCGTAGTACAAAATGTAGATAAGCTTGGTTTAGCTGGTGGCATAGGTGAATTAATTAACGAAACTAAAGCTAACAAAGAACTTACAACATTTGGTAGAATTAAAACAATTGGTGTTGGATCGTTAACAGCGATAGCTAGAGCAGCAGAAATAGCGTTTAATGCTTTTAGTAAATTGTTTAACTACGTAGCTATAGCTTATACGATATTTGAAATAGGTGAAGTCTTATTCTCTGGAAATAGTAAAGCCGTTAAAGAATTAACAGATCAATTAGATAGATTATCTGAAGCAAATAAAAATGCTGAGGAAACTGCAAAAAGATTTCAAAATAGTTTAAGTGTAGATGCAATTATAGCATACACAAACAGTTTTAATAATCTTAGTGATCAATTAACCAAAACTGTTGAAGGATTAAAAACTGCACAGGCTGAATCAACTGTTTGGGATCAGTTTTTTGATAAAATTAAAGACTGGACACCAGGCTTAGATAGTTTAAACGAAAAAGCTGGTACCGAAGTTGCAAAATCTATAGTATCGGCTATTAAATTAGCTCCAGCAGGTCCAGCTAGAAAAGCCTTAGAAGATAAATATAGAAGTATTTTAGGTATAGATACTAAACTACCACTAAATGTTAAAAATATTAGCAATGCACTAGATGATCTTAGTGATGCAGAGTTCGACACTAATATTGGTTTAATTAATGAAGCAACTAAAGATGCTAACAAAACATTTGGACAATCAAATAAAATATTAAGTGCTCTAAAAGACCAGGCGGAAGCTACTACAAAATCTTTTCAAAATTTAGCAAATAGTGTTAGTGATAAAAGTCCTCTAACAGAATTTTTAACCAATAGTTTAAAACTTAATAACCAATTATTAGCTGCTCTTAATAGTGATAATGATTTAACTAGAATGGGTGTAGCGAGTTTTATAGACAAAATCGATTCATTAAAAGGCTTTAGTCCTGAATTAATACAAAGTTTTGGTGAAGTAACTATTGAATTTGAAAAGATCAATAAACAGGCAGAAGAATTTAGAAAAGAAATATATGCTGCACAAACTGCACTAGATCAACTGCCTGCTGCCGGTACACTAACTCTTAAAGAGAGGGCTTTGGGCAAAGGCAGTGGATTTGGACCAAATCGCAAGGAATTTAAAGGTGAAGTAGATCAGGCCCGTGAAACACAACAACAAATTATTGATAATGCTACTAGTGAATTGGATAAATTAACTCCTAAGCTAGTAGAAAAACAAAATCAATTAAGAGATATAATAGAAAAAAATACTCAGCGTGCTATAGAGGGATTGATTAAGAAGAGTTCTTTAGAATTAGGCAAACTAAAATTAGAAGCTAGTAAAGTAATATTAGAACTAGTTCCTGAAGCTAAAACAGTCGAAACTGTTCAGGCAAGAATGAACATCGAAAAACAACAAATACAAATCGAAACCGCATTATTAAATCAACAAACCGATTTAATACTAGAACAACACATGAATACTTTAGCACTAGAAAGCTTACGTGCCGAAATGACATTAGCCAGATTAGCAGAAGAGCGTAAAAGCGGTTCTCCTAATGTACGCAGGCTAGAAAACATTATGGAAGAAGAAAAAGGTGCCCAAAAAGTATTAGACGTAAATAAATCAATACAAGATGCACTAAAGGGCGGAACAAAAAGTATTGGTGAATTAATGAAGCGCCCAGAATCTGCCGAATATAGAGATAAGCTAGCACAAATATTTAATATAACAAGTCAAAAAGATAAAAACCAACAAGAAGCTTTCAATAAAATTCTTAGAAGTGAGTTCCAAGGAAGAATAGAGCAAATTGGGATTATATATACAGAAAAAGCTAAGGTACTACAAGACGCTTATGATAGAGTAAATAATGCGGCACAAGTTTTAGCAACTGGACCAGAAGCCGATATATTTAAACAGCAAATGGAACTAATATTAGCTAGATTAAAAGATCAAGAAAAAATACTTGAATTTGATAAAACCCTTGCAGCTTTAGAAATTAAATTACAAGGAGCTAAAAAATTAGGGGATCAGAGACTTGTTGAAACGGTACAAACAGAAATAAAAACTGCTGGTGAAAAGAAAACTAGAGCCCAACAACTAATAGATGAGCAAGAAGCTACAAGAAAGGCAAATGCTGAAGCCAATCAAAGAATATTATTGAAAACTAGAGAGGTAGAGCTAGAAACTAAGTTAGCAGAAGTAACAAAAGAACAGCTTATAGGAACTAGCGCACTAGCAGAAGAACAAAGAATATTAGCTGATAGACGCGTACGAACACTACAACTACAGCTAGAAGAATTTAAACGAATAGAAGAGCAAAGAGCTTTAGATAAACAAACTATAAACGATAGAAAAAGAATAGCTGAATTAGAAGCAAAACAAGGGTATAACGAAACTGGATTAAATGCAGCTGATAAAGCAGAACTTGAGGGGTTAAAAGAAAAAGTAAAATTTGCGGACAGACTTTCTAGTGTTTATACAAGACTTAGACAACTAGGGATGGATAAAGAAGCAGCCACCCAAGTAAAAGAAAATATACAAATAGCAGTAGCTAATATTGCAGAAGTACAGAAATTTTTAGATGCAGCATTTATTAAAAATCAAGCTATTCTAGAAACAGAAACACAACGCACAGAAAGCTCAATAAATTTTGAAGATCAAAGGATTGAACGACTAAGAAATCGCATGAGTCTTACTGATGAAGATTATAGAAATCAAAAAATTAGGCTTGGCGATTTAGGAATAGAAGTAAAACTTAAGCGTGATTTAGCAGCTGCAGATAAAGCCATAGAAGATGCTGAGCGTAGTTTACTTAGAACAAGACTTGAAGAAGGCATAATGGAAGATGGTGAAGATACGTATAACGCGGCAATTGAACAAGGAAAAGCAGCAGTAGAGGCTGCTAGACAAAGCCGTAACCGAATAGTACTAGCATCTGAAGATGCAAAGTTACAGGTTAGAAACAATCTTCAAGATCTTACCAGAGAAGCGGCCTATGCTACTGCTTTTGAGAATACCATGAAGCGAATGGAAGATGCTATAGTTAATTTTGCACAAACAGGCAAAATTAATTTTAAAGATATGATAAATAGCTTCTTGTCAGATTTATTGCGCTATGAAGTCCAACAAACAATGAGAAAATCCATTAGTGCCGCTGGTGGCAGTGAGGGAATTATTGGTAGTTTATTTGCTGGAGCTAAAAGCTTATTTGGTTTTGCTAATGGTGGATATGCTAATTTAGGTATGCCTATTAAAAAGTATGCTATGGGCGGTATAATAGATCGTCCTACGTTATTTACTTATGCAAATGGTACGAATAAAGCTGACATGGCACTTGTTGGTGAAGGAAAATACTCAGAAGCTGTGGTACCGTTACCAGACGGTAAAACAATACCAGTTACTATGAATGGTAGTAAAGGTGGAGAAGTTTATGTAACAGTAAACAACAACACAAATCAACAAGCTAAAGTTAGTGAAAGTAAAGATAGTCGTGGCAATCGCCGTATTGAAGTTACTGTTGGTGATATGGTTGCTGGAGAAATTTCTCGTACTGGCAGCACGCTACAACAAACTTTTAGCAATACCTATGGTATTGGTCAAATGGTTGGAAGGAGATAATTATGGCTATACCTACATGGCCAGCAACGCTGCCACAAAGTCCACAAAAAGACTTTACCGAAAATGTAGGTATTAATATAATTCGTTCTAGTATGGACAGTGGTCCTGCAAAGCAAAGATTACGTAGTCGTAGACCTACGACTATGACTCTTAGTTTTATAATGACCACTGCTCAAACACAAACACTAGAGTCATTTATTAATACTGATTTATTAGGTGTAAAACGATTTAACTTCAAGCATCCTAGATTAGGTACAACTGTTGAATGTAGACTAGTCCCACAAGGAGAAGGACAATTCTTTTCACTACAATATCGTGCGCCTGGTTATTGGCAAACTAACTTACAATTTGAAATATTACCATGAGTAGAATAAACAGTTTATCTGCTGCCGCTATTAAGGCTATGTTTTCTTCTGAAACAGAAGAACAATTAATAACACTTATTACTATAGATGACCCAGTTGATGGCACACATCCTATTAGATTAGCTGATACTTTTACTGGCAGATTAACTGGTTCTACTATTGGTTGGACTACACACGAATTAGAAACTAAAGAAAGTTATACTACTGATAGCGAAGTAATTTATGGCGTTAGTAGAACAGTTGGTGGACAGCTACAAGAATTTATATTTTTACCGCTACAAATTGGCCTACCACCAGAGCAAGAAACTGGTGTAGGTAGTTTGTCGTTGACACTTAATTATGTTACTCCTCAAGCAATAACATTAATAAGAAAATATTTAACACAACCTGTAAAAGTCACAATTGAAATGGTGTTAGGTAGCTCCCCTACTGTTGTAGAGGCTAGTTTTAGCAATTTCTATATAACTAGTGCAACATATAATGCACAGTCTATAAGTTTACAGCTAGACATGATTAGTTTTAGCAGAGAGCCATTTCCTAGCTTTAATTTTACACCTAGTTATTTTCCGGGGTTATTCTAATGAATTATGATCGCTATATAGGATTACCATACAAAGAAAATGGTAGAGATGAACTAGGTGTAGATTGCTGGGGATTAGCTAGATTATTTTACAAACAAGAATTAGGTATCGAACTACCTAGTTATACAGAATTATATAGTGGCAGCTACGACCCTAAAGTTGTAGCTGCCATTAACTATTATAAAGATACTTGGACTAGTGTGGAAACACCACAACCAGGTGATTTATGCCTATTTAATATATTAGGTGAGCCAAGTCACGTAGGCATTTATATAGATAATGGTAAATTTTTACACAGTCGCGATGGTAAAGATAGTGTAATAGAAAGTATAAATAATGCCAAGTGGTTTAATAGACTACAAGGTTTTTACCGTTATACTGAAAAATTTCAGTTACCAGTAGTTGGTATGCCACATCCACTGCAGTGGAATACTGTAGTGGAAACCGCCATGGAAGGTGCAAGCGCACAAGCATTTGCCGAATACTTATCAGCAAAGTATGGTTTAAGTGCGGGCCAAGAAAAACGTTTAATACTAATGGTAGATGGAGTACCTCTACCACAAGATCGTTGGGCAGAAACTTATTTTACAAAAGATAGTGTAGTTAACTACCGTGTTGTAGCGCAAGGACGCGGAGGATTACGTACTATCGCTTTGATTGCTGTTGCTATAATAGCAATGGAGTTTGCACCACAACTAGCGGCTGAATTCGCTAATATGACAGCTACAATTCCAGCTGATGCAGCAATGTATACTAGCGGATATACTGCAGCCACAGTACCAACAGCATTTAAGATAGGAGCCACTCTAGCAATACAGTTTGCAGGTATGGCACTAGTAAATGCGGCTTTCCCAGTTAGACCACCAAAAGATCCTGGACAAGCAATACCAACAAATATGTTTGCTGGTACTCAGAACCAAGCTAGCCCGTTTGGAGCAATTCCAGTTGTATTAGGCCGTCAACGAGTAACAGGATTACTTGGAGCGTCACCATTTTTAGAAACATTAGAAACTACCAGCTTATTAAGACTAATAGTTATTTGGGGTTTTGGACCATTATATGTAGATCGCAGCACACTTAGTGTAGGCAGCACACCTATTAGTAAATTAATCGCGCAGGGTAGTACTACAGAAGTTTATTACACACTAGAAGGTAATAGCGGTGAAACTGCTAGCGAAACAAACGTATTTAATAGTTATTATCCTACTGATGTACAACAAAAACCTTCTAGTCCTGTTGAATTAACTAATACAACAGGTAGTCCTCAATGGACTTGGTTTACATTTAATCAACCAGCAGACGAAATTAAAATAGCTTTTAATTTTCCAGATGGTTTACGCAAGATTAATACTAAAAGCGGTGATACCGCTTCCACTAGCGTTAAATTAGCTATAGCTATAGGTAAAGAAAATGTACTTGGTAATGCAACTTCACTTTCTACCAGCACAGATCCAAATACTGCTAATTTAATAAAAATATTTAGTCTAGCTGCTAATACAAGCATTAATCTAGGAAGTATCCCAACAGGTTATTACAGAAAAAATATCGTAGCACTAGCACCTAGCGGTACAATTTATGCATTTAGTGGTAGTATTAGTGATAACAATGGAAGTAATCCTAGTTCTACAATTTTAGAAGATTTATATTATACTAGCTATACTAGCTTATTAATTAAAACAACATTACCAACTGGTGAAGATGGGTATTTATGGGAGCCCAAAGTACCTAATAATTATTTGAAATTGGCTAGTTATGTACAAAGTAGCAGTGGTATTATATCCTATCAAGACTTACGCAGTGCCTATGGCTATACTTTTACAGGGTTAGCAGTCAATAGCTATACTGGTAATACTGTAACTATAACTAGCGGGTCAGTAAGCTCTAGTATAAGTACTACAGAAACTGAACGATTAATATTTTTAACTGGTACAAGCGGATTAACTGCAGACAGCACTTTTAGTGGCGTTGTTAATGTAACTAGTAGTGCTTGGAAAAATACTTTTTTAAAGCAAAATGCAGTATGGAAAACTACTAACGGTACAGCTCCGGTAACAGATAAGAATGTTACACTAACACAAACTGTTAATTTTCCTTATACCGGATATTATACTATAGATTTGGCTGCTGATAATTGGGCAGCACTAGGTATTACGGGTGTTGATTCAATAAGTGCACAAGCTACCTGGGATACTAATGTAAATGAATTTTCCACACCAGTTAATAGTGTTAGACAAGAGCTATATATTACTGCAGGTAGCAAAACTATAACATTAGAATGTACAAATCGTGAAACTGGTAATAATAGTGTAACAGATTCAAACTGTGGCGTTGCATTACGAATCAGTTTTATTTGGGATGGTATAAATAATGTTAATCCTAATAGTATTATTAGGACGATAACTATTGATGAAAATAAAAAAGACGGCTTTAATTTTATATATCCAGTAGAAGGTCCACTAGAAAGAACAACCTATACTATTGGTGTAAAACGTTTAACTACAAGTATAGCTGAAGATGGTGATTGGACAAACGTTTGGCGAGCCTACTTATACACTGCAACAGCATATGATCATAATACTACGCCAATGGTACCACTACCACAACGTACGTGGACTAACAGTGGTACAATACAAACTGATCACAGAAACTTAGCTAGAACTGCAGTAGTTGTACAAAGCACAAGTAAAGTTAATGGTACTATCGAAGGTGTAAATGCTCTTGTAACTACTATTGCATTAGATTATGATAGTAGTATAGATACATCTACAACAGTTACAGCCGGAAGTTTTGTACTAGGTAGAGAATATAAAATAACTACTGTAGGTGGTACAAATTTTACCACTATTGGAGCAACAGCTAATACTATAGGATCTAAATTTATTGCTACAAATACAGGTACTGGTAATGGCACAGGTACGGCTTTACCTACTGGATGGAGAGAGCAACCTACAAATAATCCAGCAAGCTTATTTAGATACGTACTCCAACATACAGCTAATGCTTTTCCTGTAGCAGACGTTGATATTAACCTAACCGCACTTCAAGAGTGGCATACTTTTTGTAATACTACGGATTCGGTAACTGGTAGACCAAAATTATATTACAATAATGTAATAAATAGCACGCAAAACCTAATGGAGTTACTAAAGGATATTTGTGCTGCTGGTATGGCTAGTCCAACATTTGTTAACGGTCAGTGGAGTGTAGTTGTAGATAAGATCAGACCGTATACCGTACAACACTTTACACCACATAATAGCTGGGGTTTTGAAAGCACTAAAGCACTTGTACGAATACCACACGCATTTAGAATAGCATTTCCTAATGAAGCTAAAGCATATCAAGCAGATGAAGTAATTGTTTATGATTGGGGCTATGGTACTACAGCAAGTGGTAGCATAAAACGCGCAGAGCAATTTGAAACTATACAATTTCCAGGTGTAACAGATGTTGATCAGGTAAAGTTTTTTGCTAAGTGGCATTTTGCACAACTTCATAAGCGACCAGAAATTTATACACTAAACGCTGATTTTGAATACTTAGTGTGTAGTCGTGGAGACAAAGTAAAAGTTACTCATGACTTACCTATGTGGGGAACAGGCAGTGCAAGAATTAAATCTATAAGCGGTACTGATATTATACTAACAGAAGCAATATTATTTGATAGTACAAAAACATATCAGATGCTAATTAGATGCAATCCTACTACTGGTGGAAGCTTACAGGTACCTAGTACAACGGTAACAGTTCAACCACTGAGTGGTGGAACTGTAGCAACAACCAGTAATTATTACGATACAGTTAGATGCACAGGATCATTATCTGGCGTAGAGGTAGATAACTTAGTAATGCTAGGTGAAACTAATAAAGTTAGTCAGGATCTAGTAATTTTGACCATAGAACCAATGGATAATACTAGTGCTAGAATGACATTATGTGATTATGCAGAAGATATTTATACTACTAATATTGATAGCTTAAATACAACTTTTAATAGTAATATAACCTTTAGTAATATTGATATAGTAAAAAATACTATATCCGAAACACCTGATATTGTAAGCGTCAATGCCGGAAATATTATTAGTGAACAAATTTCTACCGGTAATTTTACAAATACACTTATAATTACATTTGCAAGTCCTCCTAGTAAAGTAAATAATGCTACTAGAATACAAATAGATTTAATAGAGTCTAACGCATTGTTCGACCCTAATCTGCCAACAAACGCTTATTACGTAGAAAAGGACGCTAGTAGCATAACTATTACTGGACTTAAAACTAATGGTTTGTACAAAATCAGAGCTAGATATACTAATGCTACAGCTAGCATATTTGGGCCTTGGACTACAGAAGGTTTAATACAAGTAACTGGAAAAACTACAAATTCATTTACACCAAATGATGTTATGATAACACTACAAGGAACAAATATTATTGTTAAGCCTATTCTAAGCACTGGAAACAGTGAGCCTAGTGATCATAAAACCTATGAGTTTAGACTATACAGAAGTACTGGTACTGGAGATTTTTGGACTACTACTTGGGATAGCACTAATATGCTAAAAGCTCAAAGCAGGACCCAAGCTGTATTTAACTTGCTAGATTTACCAAGTACTAGTGGTAATAGACGTATTAGTCAAACTGGAGTAAATTATAGAGTAGCTTGCAGAGCCCTTAATAACACAGATAGTTATAGCTCAACTAGTGTTTTAGGTAGTATATTAATTAAGACGATTCAGTAAGGAAGGTATATGTCACTAACAGTAAATAGCGGCCCAAAAGCCTTATACCTTTATTTTACACAGC